TTCCATTAAAGCTGTGAGTCGATTATTTTTTATAGATAATATTTCTCCATCATCTGTTTTCATGTGACCACATGTAATTTGATGCAGTCGTAATAAAGTCGTAAGAGCTGACATCGAACTCATGATCTTGCCTTTGTGTTCTGCAACTGCAGCTTTCTTCATTGTTAAATACATTTTCTTTTGATCGTCAGACAACTCAACATTCCTGGTGACAAAAACTTTTTCTGGTAGATCTAAACAATCTTCTTTCAACACACGATAAGAAAACTTTTCTAATTTTTCTGTCAACTCGTCGAGTCTTCTGTAAGAACTTACAAGCTGTACGGTTCGACCACCGAAATTTCTCTTGACCATGTTTGCGTATCTAGCACGAAACGAATAGTAAGATGCTTCATCAAGGTGAAATGAATCAAGAAACTTGCACTGAGTGTACAAGTCAAGTGGTGACTTTGTAACTGGAGAGCCTGTTAATATTCTACGGTACTTCGCGAGATCCCCTATTTTTAAAATATTTTTTGTTCGCTTTGCTGTCGGACTCTTGATCGTGGTAGATTCATCAACCCCTATTAAAGCTCTTCCACCGAATATGTTAAGGAAAGAATACGCAAAGTCCAGTCCTTTTGTTGTAGAAAAAGCTTCTACATTCATTATCAATATCTTAAGATCTTCACTACCATCAAATAATGTATCAAGCTCAGCCTGTTTTTTCTTTGTTATGTTTGGATCCCACAAAACTTTTGTGTGTTCTACATGATCCGGCAGATGAACTGGGAACTCTATTTGATCCCAGTTTTTATATACACCCTTAGGTGCTACGATTAATGCACCGCGGATCGCGCCCCTGTCATAGAGCATAGCTATATTATCAACGAGGACCTTGGATTTACCTGTGCCCATCTCCATAAATAGTGCGTATGTGCTAGATGCCCAAGATTTTTCTAATGCCTCAAGCTGATGCGCGTACGGCTTAGTTTTAAACTTATAATGTTTTATCATATTTTCTTTCTTGACATTTATATAATCATCACTATGTTGAATGTCAATACCAAATAGGAGAAAGAAAATGGAACAAGATAAGATTATATCGTCTTTATTTAACATGTTGCAAAAAAGCAACAATGAAAAAATAAATATGCAATTGACAATTGATAAGTTGACAGCAGAAGTTGACGCACTTAAGAAAGAAGAAAAGAAAGAAACTGAGAATAGTGAGAAATAGATTATTTGAATTATACAAACCAAAACAACTTGCAGAGTTTTTAGATTTTATAAAAGAAAATCCAAACGAAGACTTTGTATATGTTTTACAGCACCCGCCGCAGAATATAAATATTTTGCAGGCGTCAGATTATGGTTATCTAGTAATTTGCTTACCAGAGAATTCACAAATGATATTTAGTTCTGGACCATTTATACACAAGATGAGAAAGAACTTACGAGATTTCAAAGAGACAGATTACATACTGTGCACAGGTGATCCTGCAATTATAGGATTATCTACAGCAATTGTAAGTGATATTACACAGGGTAAATTTAATCTTTTGAAATGGGATAGACAGGAGAGAAGATACTATCCTTTGTCATTTAATTTATACGAGAAAGGACAAGAGTAATGACAGACATAAATTTTGAAGAAGACCAACAAGATATAATAGAAAAAACAGATATTCAAACACTGGCGTCTTACTGTCAAGAGTTGCAACAAACCGAAGATCACATTGCACTGTTGGAGAAAGAAGTCAAAACACAGAAAGAAAAAGCAGACAAGATTGGTTCAGAGATTATACCAAACCTACTCGCAGAGCAGGGTTTATCATCTTTGAAATTAGCTGACGGCAGTTCTATTGACGTAAGAAAGTCATACAACTGCACCATCAAGAAAGATCAGATGGAGTTAGCTTACAACTGGCTTCGAGAAAACGGACTGGGTGACATCATTAAAAATGAGGTTGCTGTACAGTTTGGTAAAGGCGAAGATAACAAGGCAGAGCAATTGCTTAGCCTTGCAGAGCAAGAAGGTTATGAGCCTACCCAAAAACAAAAGGTAGAACCCATGACATTGAAGGCTCTCTTTAGAGAGCGTGTCGAGGCCGGCCTCGACATGCCCTCACAACTCTTTAATGTTTTTATTAAAGATCAAACAAAAATAGGCCGGAAATAAGGAAACAAGAAAAATGAATCAAGTAGCGAAAAAAGAAAAATCAGACGTGGCCCTAGCGGGTATGTTTGAGGAAGATGCTAACACGAGTTTTAGTAACATGGGGTCGGACGACTTTGCGTTGCCATTTCTCAGAGTGTTAGGACAACTGTCACCCGAGACAAACAAACGGGACGCCAAGTATGTGGAAGGTGCTGAACCAGGTATGATATTTAATACCGTGACTAAGCAACTATACGATGGTGAGAAAGGCGTCAGCGTAATACCGTGTTATTATAAACGCGAATACGTTGAATGGTCTGATCGTGGTGAGGGCACAAGTGCTCCTATTGCGATACACGCAGTCGACAGCGGTATCATCAAAGATACGACACGAGATGCAAGTTACAAAGATAGATTACCAAACGGTAACTATCTAGAGAACACAGCATCATACTTTGTGTTGATGGAGAGTGGTGAAGCTGCTTTGATTTCTATGAAATCTACACAATTAAAAGTGAGTAGATCGTGGAACTCAATGATGAACAGTATCAAACTTAAAGGTAAGAATGGTATGTTCACACCGGCTATGTGTAGTCACGTGTACAACTTAAAGACAGTACAACAATCAAATGACAAGGGAACTTGGTTTGGTTGGAGTATAGAAAAGGTTGGTCCTGTTCAAGACAAAGGTCTATACGAGCAGGCAAAGAGTTTTGCTGTAAGCGCTAACAAAGGTGACGTTACTGCAAAACATGGTGAAGAAGATACTAAGTCCAAGCAGGACTCGGTACCGTTTTAATCATGAGTGAGACGCGTAAGCACATCCCCCCTTACGCGTCTCTGACGTTTGAGGAGTATTGGTTAGAGCAAGATGAGTTGTGGGATATAAGTTTAAAAGAGTCAAAGAAACAAAAAGAAGAAAGGATTAAAAAAATTAATGAAAAAAATTTGTCCGACGTGCCAACAGGTGTTTCCGATAACAAAGTGGCAGAAAAGTAAAATTTATTGCACTGAAGTTTGTAAACCAACTTGGAGACCAAACCGTGGTGGTGCCATAGGGAGACCTAAGGCTAAGAAATGAAGTTTAAAGAAATATTTGAGGGCAATAACAGTGCCTATGGTCAGTTAATATTATCGGGAGCAACAACTGAAAAAGGTAAAGCTGAAGGTAAGGCCTTTATAAAAAGACAACCCGTGACTGATAATCTTTGGGAGGATCACCTAGCAGGCAAAGATCCAGCTTTGGGTGTTATACCTATCAACGAAGATAATATGTGCAAGTGGGGATGTGTTGATGTAGATCAATACAACTTAGACCATTTGTCTATCATGCGTGATATAAAAGGCATGGGGTTTCCATTGGTGACGTTTAGGTCAAAATCTGGTGGGGCACATTTGTTTTTATTTGCTAAAGAGTTTATCCCTGCATCACTGATGCAGTCAAAACTCAAAGCAATGGCAGAGGCTTTGGGTTATGCAGGTAGTGAGATCTTTCCGAAACAAACTGAAATTTTAGTTGAGCGTGGAGACACAGGGAACTTTTTAAATTTACCATATCACGGTGGAGTCAGAGGGCTTAGATATACATTTAAAGCTGGCGGTGAAGCTGCTAGTTTAGAATCATTCTATTCTATATACGACGAATGGGTACAGACAAAAGAACAAATAGAAAATATTATTGTTAAACAAAAGACAGAGAGCAACGATGCTTTCAAAGACGGACCACCATGTTTAAATACTTTGGCACGAGATGGGTTTGGTGAAGGATCGCGGAACAATGCTTTGTTTAATGTAGCAGTGTATCACAAACAAGCAAACCCAGATAACTGGGAAGACATGTTGATGTCTGATAATCAAAAATATATGAATCCACCACTGTCTTTTCAAGAGGTGCAACAGTTAATAAAATCTGTTGGTAAACGTGGATACGATAAATACAGATGTAAAGAGCAACCAATATGTGGTGTTTGTAATGCTGCTAAATGTAGAACTAAAAAGTTTGGTGTTGGGTTTGAAGAAGAGCAAATGCCAGAGCTAGACACACTAACAAAGATAACATCTAATCCACCACAGTGGTTTTTAAATGTGGGTGGCAAGAGAGTAGAACTTAAAACAGAACAGCTACACAACCCTAATTTATTTGCAATTGCAGTCCTGGATCAAGCAAACGTAGTTTCACCAATACCAAAGGCGCAAGATTGGAGAGAGGTTTATCTAAAAACTTTGATGCAGAACTTACAAGAGATAGAACCACTCGAGTCATTAGATCCAATAAATCAAATAGTAAATTTACTATATGACTTCACAGTCAATAGACCTGCAGCAAGAACCAAAGAAGACATACTAAACAAAATGTCCTGGACGGATGAGGGTCATACCTTTTTTAGAATGGACGATTTCTTTTCTTTTTGCAAACGTAACAACTGGGAGATGGACAAAATAAAAACAGGTAACTTAATAAAAACTTTGAAAGATATTTTTGTAAAAGAAGAACGAATGACTTTAAAAAACCAAACACCTCGTCTGGTAAAAATAAAAGCAATGAGAAAAACCAAGCCAGAAGTTAGTCAAGAGAAATATCAGGAGACGCCGTTCTAATGAAAACAATAATACTAGGGCCACCAGGCACAGGTAAAACAACAACCCTACTAAATTTAGTAGAAGAGTTTTTACGTGCAGGCACAGATATAAAAAAGATAGGTTACTTTTCTTTTACAAAGAAGGCTGCATGGGAGGCAACCACAAGAGCAGAGGAAAAATTTATGCTCGATAAAAAAGACATACCATATTTTAGAACTCTACACTCACTAGCGTTTAGAATGTTGGGTGCAAAAAAAGAAAGTGTAATGGGTCATGCAGACTACAGAGACTTTGGTTTAAAATGTGGCATACCGATCAAGAGTGCATGGTACGAGGACAGCAATGGTATATTTAATTCTGATAATGAGTATCTTCGTTTGATAAACAAAGCACGAGTTTTAGA